CATTTGACCTATTTTGTTTCGGTCGATGTTGAGCAACAGGATATTGAAGAGGACGTGCTCGATCCGCTCTTCGAGGTGTGGTTCGCCGAGGCTGTTCTCCGGTTTGGTTGGCGTGTGCCGGCCGATCCGGCACCGAATCACGGTTGGGACTGGCCCGAGAAGCCGGTCATCGACGAGGTCAAACACGCCAATGCCAACAAGACCAATCTGTCGACAGGCGTTGCTGTTCTCCGGCGAGTCTTCGCGGCAGGCGGTCTGGATTTTGAGGACGAATTGCCCCGCATGGCTGAGGACTATGGCATCACACCCGACGAGATGAGGGCCGCTTTATTCGAGGCTCACTTTGGTAGCGGCGCATCTGCGCCCGCCGAACCGCCTCCACTACCAACACCGCCAACACAAGGCAGGAATCGGCTGGCGACTGCTGGCCGCAACGGAAACAGGAGTGCTCGCGTATGATTCATGATCTACCTGAAGAAAACGGACGGTGAGATGGCAACGACGGCAACGGGATTGAGACGAACAGAGGATGTCGAACGGCTTCCGGATGGCATCTACGATGGTATCTGGGGCGGCTACGTAGTACGATTCTCCGTCAATGGCAGCGAATATGAGGCCAAAACTGGTGTCGGAATTCGCACTCCATGTGCTCCATGCAAGGTCACAAGCAAGGATGGAAAACTGACAGTAGAGAGTAAGTAAGAAACTAGGGGGCCGCGTTCAATCGCGGTTCCGGCAATCGGCAGGGCTGGCCAGCCCTTCGAGACGCCGTATACGTCGAGTCCATACGGGGACGCGAGAGATCGTGCCCCCGTTTTTTTATTGGTACTTGACGATGACGACGAAACGAAAACAACTGCGCAAGGAACGCCACCGATATCATCAATCGCAGCGTGCGATGATTCGAGCGGCGGCTGTACAAGGCCCCATCCTAATGGAGGCCGTTAGCGTAGAGTGGATTCAAGCCGCTGATTCGGACGGCGAGTCGAAGCCCAAACGGTTCAGCATGACCGCCTACACCGGCGGCCCCATGCAGGTGAACAACTACGGGCCGCCAGTCATCATCGACCTCTCTGGCCTCAAGGCAAAAGCTCCCATACCTATTCTTCGCGACCACGAACCCTCTCGCGTGGTTGGCCATGCGGACGAGGTCACGATCGGCGACTCGTCCCTCAAGCTCGCTGGGGTCGTTTCTGGGGCGGGTCCCGATGCGGCCGAAGTGCAAGCCGCCGCCGGGAATGGGTTCCCGTGGAAAGCTTCAGTTGGCGCGCGTCCCGACAAGCTCGAATTCGTCGGCGAAGGCGTGGCCACCAAGGTCAACGGCAAGACGTTCACCGGCCCCTTATACGTCGCGCGTAAGTCGACGTTGGGGGAAACAAGTTTCGTAGCAATTGGCGCCGATCGCAAAGCGACGGCGAAAGTAGCGGCGTCTGCCGCACAATACAAGGAGACCGACATGGACTTTGACAAGTGGATTGAGGCATTGGGGTTTGAGGTCGCCGAACTGCGAGAAGATCAACTCCAGCATCTTCAGGCGAAGTACGATGCGGAGGTCGAAGCTATCGAAGCGAAGGCAGTTCTCGCGAAATTGGAAGCTGCTGAGTCTGGTGATCAAAAGAAGATCGACGCGGCCGATAAACCGCCTCTTGTCGAGGTCCCCAAGTTCGACCTCAATGCAGTTCAGCTTGCGCACGCCGAGCATGAGACGGCGATCAAGGCAACGGCCGCTGATTACCGCACAAGGGTTCCCGAGGACGACTTCGACAAACTCTATGACGCCGCCATCAAGGGCGGCCTCGAAGCGATGGCCACGGCGCTGAAAGACAAATGGGCTGCGCCTCGGTTGGGGGCGGAATACATCGTGGCCGCCGCACAATTCAAGGCCGACCTCATGGTTGCAGAACGTCCCAAGGGTCCGGGCATCCACTCCAGTAGCCAAGATGTGTCGATGCCGGCGATCGAAGCGGCCTTTTGCCTATCGGCCGGGCTGGTCGAGCCGGAAAAACACTTCAAGCCGGAAGTACTGGAAGCGGCCGACAAATACCGTGGCCTCGGTATCCAGGAACTGCTGCTAACCTTCGCTGCGCAGAACGGCTACAGCGGCCGGCAGCGGATCGGAAATGACAACCTCCGCGAGGTGATTCAGGCCGCGTTCAGTACGCATACCATCACCACGATGCTGACGACCTCCGGCAATAAGCTGCTACTGGACGGCTTCAATCTTCTGCCACAATCGTGGCGGCAGGTTGCCGAGGTGCGATCGGTTTCGGACTTCAAGGCAGTCACGTTGTACCGCATGAACGCTGACCTTGAATACGAAGAGGTTGGGCCGGGCGGAGAAATCGAGCACGGAACGGTCAGTCAGGAGAGCTACAGCATCAAAGCGGATACGTACGCAAAAATGCTGGCGCTAACTAGGACTGATATTATTAACGACGATCTCGGTGCGTTCAACGATCTGCGCAACCGACTCGGTATGGGAGCGGCAGTCAAGCTCAACAAGGTGTTCTGGACCGCTTGGCTGGCTGCTGTCGACGCCGGTACGTTCTGGACCTCGGGTCGTGGGAACCGTCAGGCTGGGGCCACCACCGCACTCGGAGAAGTTGGCCTCAACAAAGCAGTCAAGCTCTTCCGTGATGCGTCCGGACCTGACGGAAACCTACTCGGATTGGAGCCTGCACTCTTGCTCTCGGGCTCCGACCTGGAGGCGACGAACCGGAAGCTCTTCACATCGATGGAAGTGCGGGACTCGACTGCCTCAGGCACGACGCTGGTCAATAACATTCACTTCAATCGATTCAAGCCGGTAATCGTTCCGGAAGTGAGTAACAGCGCCTATACCGGCTACTCGATCACGCAGTGGTTCCTGTTGGCCAATCCGGCAATTTTGGCATCGGCCGTAATGTGCTTTTTGAATGGCGTGCAGTCTCCGACGATCGAGACGACGGACGCCGACTTCAATACGCTCGGCATTCAGTCACGTGGCTACCACGATTTCGGCGTGACCATGTCAGAGTATCGCGCGTCGGTGCTTTCGGTCGGCGTGTAACCGTCCTTTCAATCAATCCACGGCTGCCGGCAAAGGCGGCGTAAAACTTAAAACAGGAGCAAACTGAAATGGCTCAGACACCTGTGCTTTTTGTAAAACCGGGGTTGGCGTTGGCCTACTTGGCCAGTAGCGACAAGATCGCGGGGGAGGTTGTCGTGGTCGGCACCCGCCCGCTGATCGTGTCTCATGCGATCGACTTCAGCCTGAACCCGCTAGGCACCGTCGTCTCTGATGGTGCATGGGACATTCCGCAGGCTGCTGAGATCATCCAGGCGGGAGATCGTGTGTATTGGGACGAGAACGGCACCCCAGTCACCGGCGACGCTCTCAGTGGGGCCGCGACTGCTACGGCGGGTGGCAATAACTTGATCGGTACTGCCGTCCCGCTCCAGCCAAACGGAACCACCGACACCGCAGCCACGGATACGTATGTCCGCGTGGATATCGACGGCACGAGTCTGAATATCGCCAGCGTTGGCGGAAGCATGACCGCCGACGATATTACGGGCAGCGATTCCACGCTAGCCATACTTGGAATCGCCGCCGCACAAGGTGGGCTCGTGTCTGTCACGGGTGGCACGTCGTCAACTGCTGGCAACGCGGGCGGCGCCGCCTCTCTGATTGGTGGAGTCCCCGGAACGACCTCAAGCGGCGGTGCTATTACCATTGCCGGTGGCGCAACCATAGCAGGTGTTGGCGGCACGGGTGGAGCCGTAACCGTTACGGGTGGAGCTAATGCGAATACAACCAATGGCGCTGGCGGTCCTGTTACAGCGACGGGCGGTGCCGGCAAAGGCACTGGTGACGGTGGCGAGGTCGGGATTGCCGGTGGTGCCGCTGCCGGGTCGGGCGATGGCGGTGCCGTTGTCGTAACTACCGGGACGTCTGGTTCTGGCGTTGCTGGCAATATCCACCTTCGCGCCAAGGTGCTTGGCAAACAGGGCACGCCCGAAACGGCAGCAGATACTGCCTCGTTGACAGACGCCCAGATACTTGGCGGCATTCTTGTCGGTACGCCAACGTCAACTGCCACGTATACCATGCGAACGGGTACGCAAATCGAAACTGCGCTTGGCGGCACGTTGGCTACCGGCGATTTCTTCGACTTGACAGTAATCAACCTCGGTGGGGCTGGAGACATCATCACGATGGCTGTCGCGTCAGGCGTCACGTTTGTTGGTTCGGAGGAAATTGACGACGATGGGGCCGACGTCATCAGTTCCGGCACGTTCCGATTTGTTCGCGGGGCTTCAAACGTCTTTGTGGGCTACCGCCTATAGGGTTCGCGCAGTCGCTAGTATGCCGGGGCCGTCAACCGTGGCGGCCCCGGCTCTACGCACAACGAAGGGAATACCGTGGACGAGTTGATGCAAGAGTTGAGCGCAATCGAGGCTGCTTCCAACATCAGTTGTAACTATCGAAAAACCCTTGCCCTATTGCGCGCGTTGAAGGCCGGCACGGTGTCGCTCGACAACGTGACCATGACGGACGATGGGTGGACCGTGGCGGAGGTCATAGTCGAGCCACCGGCAGAACCCGCCGAAGACGCGGCCGACCCACTGGAAAATGCTATCGCTGCCAAACCACCGAAAGAAGGCCAATGACTTGGTTTTCAGATGGTCTGGCGTCGATGGTTGACACCCTCTCCGATGCGGCAGGCCCTACGGTTACCTTATCGCGGGCGAACGATACAACGGAAATAACGGCTGTCGTGGTGGATAGTGGCGATGATGCCAGCGGCGGCAAGGTGGCCGCGTCGAATTACTGGGTTCGCGAATGGCTGGTCAAGAAAGCAGACTATGAGATCGCCGATGTTGTTGTTACCCCGCAAACCTGTGACCGGATTACTGATGAGAATGGCGACGTCTGGGAACTGATGCTTGACGGGAAACGTCCGGAGTTGGTACAGCACGCGGGCGACTATGCGTGGCTCGTCAGGACGAAACGAATTGTGAGTGGGTGAGATGTTTGAAATCAGAGCTGGGGTCAAATTCAAGGCGACGCCAAAACCTGTGGAAAAAGCTGTAGACAAAGGAGCCTTCAACAGTTTTTCGCATGCGGCGGCGAGCATTCGCAAATCGGCCCGCAAGAGCATTCTTGCAAGGCGTGAACCTGGACCGCCAGGCGGGCCTATTCGCACGAAGACCGGTAAAGGCGGCGGACTGGCCAGACAGCCAGGGTCACTCCTTTTCCGTGCCGACAAAGAGGGCGCAGTGGTCGGTTTCGTAGCGGGCAAGATGGACCAAGCGATAGAAGCACACGAGCACGGAAAGAGACGGGGCGGCGTGCGATTCCCCAAGCGGCCGACCATGGCACCAGCTTTAGAGCGAAACCTAGCCCGATTCCACCGTGAGTGGGAAGGGGCGATTTGATAGGAGTTTGACCGATGGCTAAAAAAAGAGCAGGTTGGGAACGCAAAATCTACCGCGATGCGGCGGGAGCGACGGCAACAACGCACATCGATACGCATGTGACCGATATCAACGTTGCGAATCCCCCCGAGTACTTCGAGACGACTGACCGTGGCGACGGGACGGCTGTTCCAAAGATGGAGGAGCAACTCGTGAAGCAGGTCGCGAATATCACCTTCACGATGCAATACGAAGATGGCGAGGCCCATATGGCAGCGTTGCTCGCTGCCTCGCAGGCTGGCACGCCACTCGCGTTCTTAGTCGAACGTCACCTCGCGGGCGTAGTGGAATTTGATGGTGATTGTTACATCGATTACGACTCGCCCGGAGAATTGAGCAGTGGCCAGACCGTGGATTTCACGCTTCACCCGACCAGCGATGGCGGGCGCAAGTGGAGCTTCACCTAAACAGAAGGGCTGTTATGGTTCAAATAACGAAAGCCGTGCTGCGGCAACTCAATGCCGCAGTCGGGAAGCTGGATACAGATTCCGGCAAGGTATTCTCGGGTTTCATTGGTCGATACCACATGACCGACCGGCTTTTTCACGGCGAACTGCACTTTGCGGACGCTGGTGACGAGCCTCCCAAAGAGAAGGTGTCAATTCAAACAATCCTTTCGCCAGATTCGTCGGGCAAGCCCGCGAAAGCGGCGAAGGCGGTCATCGTCACCGACAAGGAGAAGGAGAAATAACCATGGCAACGCATACGCTAACACTTGGTGTCGACGGCTCCGGCGTAAACCGTGACATAAAGATCGCCAATACGCAGGTGGGTGTTTCCTTGCTGGATAAGGAACTCGTCGCAACCGCTGAAACGGATTTCGAGGTCGGTTTTGAACTCGACGTGTCAGCTTGCAAAAGTTTCTACCTGCTCTCCAGTCAGGACGTGTTATTTGAAACGAACGCCATTGACGCAACGGGCGGGACCGCCATCAGTCTTCTCGCTGGCATTCCCTACGTCTGGCATGTGAACGCATACGATTCGTTTTTGTTCACTGACGACATTGCGGTAGCTTACGTCACAAACGCATCAGGTGAAACCGCGCAAATCGACTGCGTGGCCCTATACGACGCATCACCGTAAGGGGCGAAGCGATGCCGGAAGTAAGATCGATACGGTCGTTCTCGTCACCGGGATATTCGTTCAGCGACCAATCGGCGCCCGTCAGTGTTGAGTCGGTGCTGGAGTTCACCAAGGTCCTCCCAGCGTTGGTGGCGGCCCAGACTGATGGAGCGTTGGGCACACGGACCGACGCCGACACCGGCATAGTCCAACTGGCTACCGGCCACGGGATAACAACTGGAAATGTCGTCGACGTGTACTGGGTTGGCGGTGTGCGGTACGGGATGGATGCTACCGTTTCCAGTAACGACGTGACCATTGACGGCGGGGCCGGTGATGATTTGCCGGCACAGGATTTTGCTATCGCGGCCGTTGTAGAGCAGATTGACTGGGAGGTCAATTTCGACGGCGATGACGCACAGATCGTTGGTGTGTTTTATCGCAATCCGAGCGATACCGGTGCCAAGGCACACTTGGATTTGCTCGATGGTGGGTCGGTGACGATCGCGGAACATGACCTTGTTCACGAAACACCAAACGGTCTGGAAAACATCACAAACATCTCGAATGGCGACACCAACATCTACACGGGCAACAGAATCGTGGCGGGCAAGGTGTCGCATGATTCCCTGTTTGAGGCAACTGTTTATCTGGTCGTCGGAATCGTTGCGGCTTAATAGTCTGCTGGCCCTGTGCCCGGGCAGTACACGCGCCCTGTCGGTGCCCGACCCGGCGGGGCGTTTTCCATATCGGGCTAGGAGAAAACAATCGTGAGTAAGTTCAGCGACCATAAGGGGCTTGATTGGCAGTTTGAATTCGATTGCTTCCTGTTGGACCGTGTCGATAAGGAAGCCAAAGTTGACTTGGCGGACTTGTCAGCAGGCGGGCTGTTCGCGGTTGTGCGAGACGCGAAAGCCTTGGGGCGCGTACTGGCAGTCGTGTGCGCCGAGCAACTCAAGGAGAGGAGTAAGTCGCCGGCCGAATTCATCAAGCAGATCCGCAAGGACGCTCTCATACGGGCACGGGAGGCAGTGCTGGAAGCTCTCGCGGATTTTTTCCCGGCGACCGAATGGTCCGCGATGCAATCGGCCTTGACGACGCGGAGGAATCAACCGGAGATGTCGCCGGAACAAATGCAAATGGCGGTCGCCTTCACGAAGATGGACAAGCAAGTTCAGCGGGACGTCATGAGCGCGGCTCTGCAAGAGATAGCGGAGGGTGGGAGTTTGCAATTATCGCCGGGCGGGAAGTCTGTACACGTCCCGGATGCCATGCCTCCGACGCCTGTCGACGACTCGCCGGAGAGTGCCGAGTGAGCCCCAGAGGACTCGCCCTCAGAGACCTCTGGCTAATGGCGGTTGCTGCTCGTGAATCGCGGCGAACGCTAGCTCTCGATGTACGAGCGATGATATGGCAGCAAAAGAAGTTCGATGCGGAGCGATTTGTAAAAACCGGCAACGTCGCCGAGTACAAACAATACCCGCTGCCAGACACGCCACAGATGCGGGAAGCGTTGGAAGCGGCTTATCGAGAAAAGAAGCGGCTAGCCGGGAGAGGCTGATATGCCGAGTAGAGCGGATGTAGAAGCCGGCAGGGCATTTGTGCGGTTGTACCTCAAGAACGACATAAGCGCCCAGCTCGTGCGAGTTTTGCAGGCTGCGCAAACAAAGCTACGCAACTTCGGTACGTCCGCTTCGATGATAGGTAGGCAAGTTGGATTCATCGGAACCGCGGTGACCGCCTCATTCGCTTTCGCTGCACGGTCGTTCGCCGACTTTGACAACGCGATGCGGAACGTCTCCACGATGCTGGACAACCCCGAACAGTTTCTGCCTAATTTTCGGCAGGGCATCAAGGATATGTCGGTCGAGTTTGGCAAGGCAAAAGCGGATCTTGCTGCGGGTCTATTCGACATCCTCTCTGCAACGATCCCTCCTGAACTTGCAATGCAACGCCTAGCGGCGGCAACTAAGCTCGCTGCCGCCGGCAATGCCGAAGTCGCCGCTTCGGTTTCCGTGCTCAATACCCTGATGGAGACCTACGGCGACTCATTCACTGACGCCGCCGATGCGGCGGACTTTCTTTTCGCGATCAACAAGCGAGGTCGGACAACCCTGCCGGAGTTGGCGCAGAACCTTGGCAGGATTATCGCCGTCTCCAAGGCTGCCGGCACGTCGCTCGAAGACATGGGTGCTTCTACGGCTCTCCTAACCAGGGCTACCGGCGGGACCGAGCTAGCCCTGACGGCGTTGCAGGCGATCTCCGCCACATTTCTAAAACCAGAGGCTGCCGGCGCCGCACTCTGGGCAGAAAAATTCGGCGATGAACTAGGTGCCAGCACGCTACAGGCTATCGGCATGACGGGCGTGCTAGAACGCCTGAGCAAACTGAAACCGGGGGAGGTCGCGAAGATCTTTCCAAACATCCGTGCCCTTCGCGGTATCTTTCCCGCAATCGCCAAGATGGAGGGATTCAGTGATGACCTTAAAGCAATGGCGGACAGGGCAGGCAACGTAAATACTGCATTTGAGAAAATGAAAGGTCCCCTGCTTATTTGGACCCAGTTGCTTGAGCAGATCAGGAACGTCAAGCTTGCAATCGGCAAGGCAATTACGGACTCGATTCTGCCGTATAAGGATGCCTTTCTGTCGGCAGTGAAAGCGATTGAGACGTTCGTGAAGAACAACAAGAAGTTGGTTGTTGCAGTAGCTGCCGGTGCAGTCGTGCTCTTAGCGGCAGGTGTCGCGCTCATGGCACTTGGTGCCGCAAGCACCTTGGCCGCTGCCGGGATAGGCGTGCTGAAGGCGACGATAACGGGGCTGGTTGGTGTGCTCTCGTTGTCTACCGTGGGGATGACTGTATTGACGACGGCCACCTCGCTACTCGGGTTTGCCCTTGTCGTGACTGCCGCGGCAGCCGACGCGCTGATCGCCGTCATGCTCGCCCATCCGATCACGGCCGTAGCGGTTGCGGCATTAGCAGCCGCCGCGGCGTTTCAATGGCTAACATTCCAGACGGCAGAATTGACTTCCGCGATGAGTGATGCACTTGCGAAGGGGGATCAGTTAAGAGCGCAAGAGCAAGGCCGACTAGCCGCACTAGCCGCACTAGCCGGTAAGCAAAAATTAACCAACGTGGAGATGGCCACTGCGGCGGGGCTT